GTCCAGAGTGTTGGGAACCTGACCAGCCACAGTTATCACTTGGTTTATACCCAGTAAATGACCCGCAGGCTGTTAGAAATCCTAGACCTGATACTAGTTATGTTGTGTCCGGTATAGGGCCTGATGGATTTCCTAATGGTGGTAGTAGAGATATACAATGGGGTTGGAACCCTGTCGGACTGGGTAACGACTTTGGATTAACACCAAATTACTTGCTAGCGCAGGGACAACTTGGTACAGTTACAATAACAACTTCTTAGGAGTAAATCATGGGTTATAAATCAGGTGCAGACGGTATTACTAAACAAGGCAAAACTAAGGGTAAAAATCTTGGTGATTCAGGTCCAACAGTAGCAGCTTTACATGGCAAAGGCACAAAAACTTCAGGTGGCGGTAAACGCAACATTGATATGAAGACTATGGGTCGTGGCTTAGCTAAAGTCGCTGCTCAAAAGCGAGGTTAATCATGGCTTACAGCATGAAAAAAGGCGGCAAAGAAGTAGGTCCAGCTTCTGTATATGCTGAGCCACACACTATGGACGGTAAAAAAATGAAAAATGTTAAAGACGCAGTAACTAAGCCAGGCAATGGCATAGACAGGGTTAACATGTCTGTTGGTGGCTTTACCAAGGGCAACTATGCTCCTGATAACAAGCATGGCGAAATGAAGATTCGTGGCACAGGTGCAGCTACTAAAGGCACTAAAGCACGCGGTCCAATGGCTTAAGGGTAAACCCTAATGAACTATACATCGCTGTTTGGATTAATTAAAAGTTACGTCGAAAACGACTTTCCTAATCAGGACTGGACCGATACGGCGGGTACGGGCACGGCTACAGTTAGTGGCACTACCCAAATTAATACTTTTATATACCAAGCCGAACAACGTATTTTTAACTCAGTTCAGCTTCCAGACTTTCGTAAGAACGTAACTGGTCAGGCTACAACTAGTAATAGATTTCTAAACGTGCCTTCAGATTGGTTAGCAACGTTTTCTTTAGCTGCTATTGATCCCGTTACTGGGGCGCAATCTTATTTGCTAAATAAAGATGTAGAGTTTATTAGAGAAGCTTATCCAATACCAACGGCAACCGGCACGCCAGCTCACTACGCTATATTTGACGACACAACGTTTATTCTAGGGCCAACTCCTGACGCTGATTACAACATGGAGTTGCATTACTTTTATTATCCGATTTCTATCGTAAATTCACCTAGCGGCACTTCATGGTTGGGTGATAACTTTGACCAGGTTTTGTTATACGGCTCATTAATCGAAGCGTACACCTTTATGAAGGGTGAGGCAGATGTAATTGGGCAGTATTCAAAGCGCTATGATGAGTCTATACTGTTGCTTAAACAACTTGGTGAAGGTAAGAATCGTCAAGATACATATAGAACTATGCAAGCAAGGATACCAGTACGATGAACTTAGATACAGTAGATGGCTTCATAGGCGGCAATGTTTCAGTGCTTTCAACATCTGGGCGTGGTTTTACCCCAGAAGAGTTAGCCGAAATGGCGCTAGACAAGATTGTTTATGTTGGGTCAAAGTCTCACCCAGTGATTCGCGACCAAGCAGAAGCATTTAAAAATAACTTACGGGTTGTTTTACTGCAGTATTTGCAACAAGCGGTCCGCTCAGACCGTACGACCATAGCCAATCGTCTAAGAGAAGCTGGTTATCCTGAGTTAACTATTTTATTAAAAGATTAAGGAGTCCTTAAATGGCTATTACTCAAGCAATGTGCACGTCTTTCAAAGCTCAGCTTTTGCTAGGTGTTCACGATTTTCGTCCAGCAGCACAAGCAGGTGCAGACACTTTCAAACTAGCTTTGTATACATCCTCAGCTTCACTAGATGCTAATACAACTACTTACTCAGCTTCAAACGAAGCTACTGGCGTAACAGCTGGCGGTGCGGCTTTGACTAATATTGGTGTTGGTACAACAAATACTAATGCTACTGCTGGTACAGGTTTTACTGATTTTAGCGATTTGACATTCTCAAACGTTACTACAACAGCTCGTGGCGCGTTGATTTATAACACAACACCTTCTGCTAACGATAACTCAAACGCTGCTTTAACGAACGCTGCTGTTTGTGTATTAGATTTTGGTGGTGATAAGACATCTACTGCAGGCGACTTTACTATTATTTTCCCAGCATTTGATGCGTCTAACGCTATTATTCGTATTGCCTAAAAATGGCATTAGGCTGGAACGAAGGTACCTGGGGTAGTGGACCCTTCGGAGAAGGTGGGGAAAGTGTTAACGTAGTTTTAACCGGTGAAGCCGCATTAGGTGCTATTGGGGATGGAGTAGCTGTAAGTTCTGGCTCTAATCACGGGGTGGTTGGTGAAGCGGCTACTATAAATATTGGTTCAGTAACCGTTTCCGGTAAAGGTAATATAGTTTTAACGGGTGTTGGCGGTGTTGGTCAAATAGGAACAGCATCAAGTGCAGTTTATGTAAGCACAAATGTAACGGGTGTTAGCGGTGTTGGTCAAATAGGAACAGCATCAAGTGCAGTTAGTGCGAGCGCAGTACTTACAGGGTTACAAGGTAACACGGCTTTAGGCGAAGAAGAAATAGATGGTAAAGCAAATGTTTCTCCATCCGGTGTAAGTGCTTTAGGTAACGTAGGCGATGTAACCGTAACTGGTATAGCTTTTGTTAACGTAACAGGAGTAGCTGGCACCGTAGTTGTAGGGCAAGTAATACAGGCTTCAAGTAACTCAGTACTAGTTACAGGTGTTGCTGGAACAATTTCTTTAGGTAGTGTTGCTATAAAAGGTAAGGCTACTGTAACATTAACGGGTGTGAGCGCTACCGGTCGAGTAGCTAGACCTCTGGTCTGGGGCTTGATAGATACATCACAAACACCAAACTGGGTGCCCATAGCGGCTTAGGAGTAATAAATGGCAAGTACATATTCAAACTTAAAAATTCAGCTCATGACCACGGGTGAAAACTCTGGTACATGGGGCAACGTTACTAACGTAAACTTAGGCACTGCTTTAGAAGAAGCTATTGTTGGCTCGGCGGATGTTACTTTTGCTAGTACTACTGTAACGCTAACACTTACAGACTCTAACTCTACACAGACAGCTCGTAACCTACGTTTGAATTTAACAGGTACATCTGGTGGTGCACAGGACTTGATAGTTCCTGGCATTGAAAAAGTCTATATTGTTAACAACGGATGCGCCGATGCCATCACAGTTAAGAACTCTAGTGGCTCAGGTATTGCAGTTCCAGCTGGTAAAACAATGTGGGTTTATAACACAGGTTCAAACGTAGTTGATGTATCTACCCATCTAACTTCATTAACTTTAGGTTCAGCCTTACCAACTGCTTCTGGCGGTACAGGTTCAACATCTACAACTTACGCTAACTTACAAAGCAATGTATCAGGTATATTGCCAATTGCTAATGGTGGTACTAACTCAAACGCAACTACTTACTGTAACTTACAAAGCAACGTATCAGGTACATTACCAAACGCCAATACAACAGCAGCTTCAGCTAACGGCGCAAGCACAATTGTAGCTCGTGATGCTTCAGGTAACTTTGCCGGTGCAGTTATTACTGGCACAACAATTAATGCAACTACATTTAACGGTTCTGGTTCTGGTATCACTGCATTAGGTACAGGTACAAGCTATCAAGTTGGTTCGTTCGGAGTAGGTACAGCAGCTTCAGGTACAACCGGTGAGATTCGTGCTACAAACAACATTACGGCGTACTACTCATCTGATGCTAAGTTTAAAGAAAACGTACGTGTTATTGATGATGCAACAGCTAAAGTAAGTGCTATTGGTGGTAAATACTTTGATTGGACTGATGCTTACATTGCTGAGCACGGTGGTGAAGATGGGTACTTTATTCAGAAAGCCGACTTTGGTGTCATTGCCCAAGACGTACAAGCAGTATTTCCGCAAGCAATTAGAACCCGTCCAGATGGTTCTTTAGCAGTCGATTATGAAAAATTAAGCGCTCTAGCCTTTGCAGCTATTGCTGAACTTGTTAAGCGTGTAGAGGTTTTGGAGGGTAAATAATGACAACGCCTTCAGGACAAATATCACTTAATGATGTAAACGTTGAGTTAACATTAGCAGGTACAACTACAATTCAAATGAACCAAGCTAACGTACGTACGTTGGCAGGTGTTGGGGGTTCTGGTACGGTTATCTCAATGCAGAACTTGCAAAATAAAACTTACCGAGTTGCTATTAGTCATACATTTTCTTCTAATACAGCTAATGCATCATTAAATCTTTCTGGAATTAGTGGATATATTTCAGGTAAATCTGACATTACTGTAACTATTAATAGTGGTGTTTATCTTTACGCTACATCAACAGGTAACTACGGTTTAGCATTATCGGGTGGCACAACAGGCGATACCTTAACCGTTGTAAACAACGGATTTATTCTTGGTCAAGGCGGTAATGGCGGTGGAAGTAATGCTTCAGGTGCATCAGGTGGGCCAGCATTAAATCTTGGTTTTGGAATGTCAGCTTGCACTATTAACAACACAAACGGCTCCGCTTATAT